GCCTGCGCCTCGTTGGGGTAGCGCAGATCGTCGGCCACGATCAAGCCGTCGAGGTCTTGGGTGCTGCGCTTCCAAGCCGTGGCCCACACATCGGGGTGAATCATCCTGCGGCCCCACTCATGGCCGAGAGACTGCATCAGGTGGCGCGGTGTGGCACCGCCAAGGGCCTCGAGAGGCTCCATCTTGGCGTTGCCGTCCACCTGCTCATCGGTGAGGCCAAGCCCCACCTTCAGCATGTTCTTGAGCGGCCCCGCAAAGCGCGTGCGCTGAAAGCCGTAGGCCTCCACAAGATGGCGAGCGACCAGCGTCTTGCCGCTTCCGGCCACACCAAGGATGGCTACGATTTTTCGGGTCATGTGGGCTTTCGGTTATTCAGTGAAAACGTGTGGTTCCCACGTTTCGCTTTCGTCTTCGTTGATGGTGATCTTCACGACCGTGACGGAGGCTTTGGCCGTCGATCTGGCGTTGAAAAGCTCCTGCTCGCGCAAGTTGGCGACCTCGAACTTGATCTCGCTAGGCCATTCAACCTCTGGCACAAGGTACGGCGGCAGGTACTCCACGATCAGGCCATAAGCCTTTTCAGAGTAAGCGGTGATCGTTTCCTTGTAGGGCATGTCGCCGACGGCTTGCACAACTTCCAGCGGCATCTCTGCGAGCGGCATGAAGTGCGTTTCAACGACGGGCGCTGTTGGCTCGAGCAGGTTGCGCTTTTGCAGCGTGCCCGGTGAACTGAGTTCGTAGACCTCGATCGGCTCACCCGTTGCAAGGTCAAACGCGACCCACTCATAAGTTTGGCCGTTCACTTCACCATTCTTCTCATACCAATCTGTGACCTGTGAGTCGTGAACTTTGATGTGGAAGGTTTTGCCACCAGCGCCAATGTAAGCAAAGGTGTTTGACCAGCGCTCCCCGGTTGTTGTGTTGAACACGGAATGCGCGTGCGTAAGGACTGCCAACCCAACGGTGGCGAGAACGTCGGTTACGGCAGTTTCGTGCTTCGCGCAGTAGAACGCATAAGCCACATCAAAATCAGCCGCCCACGCTGCGTCGTACAAATAACGGCCTTGCACAAACGGGTTCTGCGTGAAGTGAGCGGCTGTTGCAACAATGGTGCTGGCCCACAATTCTCTTGCCGATGATTCGCTGGTGGCTTCTTGATGAAGTCCTGTGAGCGGATTGAAAATCTTGAACATTACGAAACACTCCCGTACACGTTAGCCGATCCAGCAAGCCAAGTGACGGCGTTGCCGCTGGTGTTGATCGCTTTACCGCCTGCGGCACCAGTTCCCAACGCTCCAGCGGAGCCGCCATTACCGCCAGACGCTCCATAGCCGCCACCGCCACCGCCAGCGCCAGCAACACTGCTTGAAGTGCCGGAGCCGCCCGCGCCACCCGCGCTACCGCCCGCACCAGATGTAGCGTTATTGACGGATGAACTGTTCTTGTAATAGACGGAGCCAGAACCGCCTGCACCGCCGCCATTACCGCCAACGTATGTGTCTCCACCATACGGGTTGCTTGCTCCAGCCACACTGATCGCCGCGCCGCCTGTTCCGGGCATGATTCGGCCACCACCACCGCCGACCTGACCGCCGCCCGTACCTGCGCTACCGGGGCCACCACCGGCGTTGAAGGTATTTGGGAAGCCGGTAAAGCGACCGCCCTCACCGCCGCCTGCGCCACCGCCGCCTGTGTACGAACTGGTGTTAATGCCACCGGCACCGCCACCACCGCCGCCGCCGATGTAGCCGTTGTTCTGGACGCTGATCGGGCGAGTGATGCTCATTGCTGGGCCACCTGCTGTTGCGGCAGTGGTTGCGTTCCAGCCGCCGTTACCACCTTGACCCATGATGAAGCCGTTGTTCACGACCTTGATGGTGTCACCCGTGGTGCCACCCGAGATAGCGATTGCAGGGCTTGCCGTGGAGGTCGAATAGACATACACACCGCTGTTCACAGTGATAGTGATATCAGTCGTCCCGGCCACATAACCACTGAGCGTGGAGACGTTGATCGTGGTTTGAGTTGCGTTCGCGGCGAACACATAGCTTGCCGTGGCGCGGTTTGATTTTCCGTAGCCGTTGGACATGCTGATCGCGCCGCTTGCAACGGCGAAGAGCGTTCGAACCGCGCTCTCGTTCATGCTGATCGCGGCTGTTGAAGACCGGCCAAGTTCGACGTTGACCTGCGAAAGCGAGATCGAATTGGGTGATACTGGAAGCGTCATGGCTTACCCTTTCAATGCTGCGATCTCTGTCTTGAGCAGCAACACTTCGCGAGCCAGAGCCACGCACGCTGCAAGCGCAGCGTTGCCATAAGAGACGGAGAGAATGCCGCCCGCGCCCTCGAGAACGGCCATTGGCATGGCTTCGTCACGAAGGCTTTGAGCACCAACACCAACTTGCGTGTGGCCGCTGTCTTTGCGGTCGTAGATGCCCATCTTCACGCGAGCAAGGCGTTCAATGAAATCCAAGGGGAGATCACGCCAGTTTTGCTTCAGGCGTTCATCGGAGTAGGCGGTTACGTCGCCAGCAAAAGTACCGTTACCCGATCCATCGATCGAAAGCAGCGATGTGGATGCAACGCCTGATCCGTTGGTTGTAGAGAGGCGAACAACGCCACTCGTGTCCAGATAGAAGCCTCTGGCGTGCGCTCCCGGAATTTCCATCTCCCACATCGCATAACCGGCATTTGATACCTTGGCTCGAGCGGCGCTAAAAGACTTCACGCCACCGATCGTTTGATCGCCTGTCGTGTAGACGCCGTTCGTCACACTTCCGGCATTGCCGGAGATGGCGATTGACCAAGTACCCGATGCCCCTGTTCCGTCTGCTTTGGGGGCACCAACGGAGTTGTAGGAGATCGTGATGGCCGTGCCGCCATTGAATGTCGTGCCGCTCGCACTGCCACTGCCGCCGTTGTTGAACGTGATCGCCTGAGTGGTGCTGGCGGTGACCGTGATGTTCGCAGACCCGTTGAAGCTGGTTCCGTTGATCGTCCGAGCCGTTGCAAGCGTTGTTGCTGTCGCTGCATTCCCAGAGATATCGATGGCGTAAGACGATGAAAGCGCAGCCCATGCAGTGCCGTTGTACTTCTCCCAGCGGTTGGTTGCGCTGTTCCAACGAACCGAGCTTGTCGGCGCGTTGGTTACGGTTGTGAGCGCAGGATCGAGGCCATACGCAAGATCGTCGAGCCGCGCATCGAGGTAGGCTAAGAAGTTTGCGTAGGTGTCGGTAAGCGACGGTTGATTCCAATTTGCCATATCAGTAGCCTTTCACCGACCACGAAACATCACCGCTCACGCGAGTGCCGGAGGTCGAGAACAACAAAATTTTGAACGATGTGGGGTTAGGCACATCGGTGAAGTCGTACATTGCGATCACGGGGCTTGTGCCCTTTGGCGTCACCTCGATGCTCACAACATCCACGAACGGGGTGTTGAAGTTCACCACAGTGCCACCAGCATCAGCGGCATTGCACGTGGCATTCCCGGCATCGTTGATCAGCTTCGAATCAACCCGCAGGTTCAAACCTGAGATGCGATAAACCGATGTAGTCGATCCACCCGTGACCGTTACTCTGTACTTCACATACCGGAAGTTCGAGCCGAAGATCGATGTGACGTTATCGAAGTCCGTCCACGTTGAGTTGTCCGGGCTAATCGAGAGCTTTGTAGTCACAGTGATGGTGCCAGATACCGTCGAACCGTTGACCGCGAGAGAAACCTTTGATCCGGCAACCGATGCCCCCAGATCGATGATCTCTTCGTAGTATCCAGTCGTGACCGTGGGCTGAATGAACAACGGGAAGCCCGCATCCACCTGATTCTGCGGCGTTGTCCATGACCTTGAGGTGAAGTGAGCCTGATAGGTTTCAGAGGTGTTGACGGGCAGAAGCCATCCACCATCGCCCGAGGCCGCCATGTTGGATTTCGTGCCGCCAAACGCGCTGAATGAGTCGATCTTCAACACGTAATCTGGTGGCTGGTTCACCTTCGTGCTGACGCTTCCTGCGGTGCCATAGTTGCCTGCGGTATCGACCGCTGCAATCCAATAGGTGTACGTGCCGGAAACTACTTCGAACACCGAAGTGAAGATGCCGGACTTGGTGCCGATGACAGTGCCACCGGCCCACGTTGCACCCTTGCGGATTTCATACGTCTGGGTGGGCAACGATCCAACAACATCGTTCCAGTAGAGCAGCACGTTGTTGTCCACCACCTGAGTGGTGATCGCTGGTGCCTGCGCCAGCGCGACGTTGGCCTCTACCGTGCCGATTGAGCCGAGGTTCTTGTTTGCATCGATTGCGCGAACGCAGAAAGTGCGAGAGCCGCCCCAATTCGCCTTCGTGGAGAACGTGGTGGCCTTGATTGTTCCAATGGCTACAAGCAGCGTTCCGGTGCGAGTGAACGATCCAGTTACCGTGAAGGTGAATGTGTTCGCGGTCTTTGCCGTGATCGTGTAGATGCCGTCTGTTGGCGTGGCTGAATCACTGCCTGTAAGGAAGTCGATCTCCACCACGCCGCCAACGGCATATCGGTGATCGTTGATCGTTACCGTGACGGATGTGCCACTCTGTGAGAACGTGCCGAAGATGCCCACACCGTAGGAATCGATCGGAAGCAGCGATACCGGGGCGCTCCATCGCAGAACAACTTGATCAGAAGAGAACGACGACTGAGGTGTCGGCGCGAGAGGGCCTGTCAATGTGTAGCTTGCCGAAGTCGCTGTCGTTGAAAGCAAGCCAATGCTGTCCACCGCCTTAACCAGCCAAGTGAGCGTGCCAAGCGCAGCAGGCGCAACTCGAAGCGTGGTCGATCGTACTCGGCCAACTGAGGTCGCCGTGTTCCATGTAGTGCCGTAGCGAACCTCGTACTCGGAGAGATCAAGGTCAGGAACTGCGGCCCAAGAAAGCAGAATTTGCCCACCATCGAGCGTCGCTGTCATCGAACCGACGGCGCTTGGCGGGGTCGTCTTGCCGATCACCAAATGCGTGGTTGTTGCGGTGTAGTCGCTCGCTGCGCCGTAGCGGCTCACGGCTCGAATGCGGAACTCGTACTGCTTGCCGGAAAGCACGGGGGACAAGTAGATCGGGCTGTCTTTTGCCGTTGATTGAACGGCCCAGCTTCGTTCCCCCACGGCCCGCCATTGTGTTTCGTAGGTTTCCACCGCAGAGAAGGAAGCGGCTGGAGAGTTCATGTCGATCGCAATGCGATCTTGCAAGGTGCCATCGGAGAGGCGCAGCAACACGGTTTCGTTCGACCGCACGTTGGCGATTGAAGGCGTACTTGGCCGAACCTGCTCAATCGGAGTCTGCACCGAGATGAAGCTGGAAAACGCAGGGATTGAACCAGAGTCGGCGGTGTAGATGCCGCTTTGTGCGTCCACCAGCGTGAGGCGAGCCGTGAAGTCCGGGCCGTTCTCGATGCGCTTCACGATCATCGGCGCAGATTCAAGCGACGATTCGCCGAACATCACCAGATCGCCATCGCGAATCCCAGAGCCTACGTAGCCCAGCAGCGAAGTGACCGTTACCTGATCGGTGATCGTGTTGCCCGGGTTCAGAACTGAGATCACCGTAGAGGTGCCGAAGGCGTTGCGAACCCGCAGCGCATAGTTCTTGCCTGCTTCGAACTGAACCTGATCCTCGAGAAAGATTTCAGTGATCGAGCCTACATTCAAGGTCATCGTGCGGATGCGCGTGGAGGCCAAGCCGATCGAGATCGCATCGTGCGAGAACCGAACGAGATCGCCTTGAGTGCAGCGAACCGATTCGATATCCATGTTCACCACATGCTCTTCGGGCCGCAGGCGACCGGCTGCGATCAGGTAGCGGCCCTCACGCCATGCTTGCGATGCAGAAGTGCAACCGGGCAACTCGAGTGATTCAAACTTGCTGGCGTTTGAGGCGTTGTAGCCATCGTCGTACACGATGACCTCGTCCTCTTGGAAGTTGGCGGCTGCGTTCACGAACTGCACGCGCAGTGCGTGTGGGTAGTCCAAGAACTGCTTTGTGCCTTGATAGCCGGAAGAGTTGCGTGGAGTGATGTGCTGCACAGGCACGGTCTGTTCGACCTCGCGAACGATGGAATACTTGCCATCGCGCACCGTGAACGTGGCTCGAGCGTGAGCGGCAATCTGCCTCAGTGCTGAGAACACAGAGCCGCCCTCGATCACCCCGTCGAAACACCAACGAGGCTCTGAGGCGTTTGGAGCCGTTGCCGCGCAGGCAGTAGCCCATGCGGTAATTGCCGCGAGATCGATTCGGCTGTCTGGGATGATCTGCTCGGGGCCACGGTAGCGCAGCGCATGTGCATAGGCCCATGCGGGATTGCGGCTGATCGCCCACGACCACGTGGAGCCGTTGTAGACCGGCAGGTAGCTTTCAGCCAAGCAGTTGATCGTGTTGGGCACGCCGTTCAACTGGCCCGAGGCCTTCATGCGAATCGCGATCAGGGCAAGGCCGGTTTGCTGGATTGGGTTCGACGGCTGAATGCTGCGAAGAACCGTCCAGTAGGCCGCTTCAACGTAGCGGCTCCCACGCTCTGTTGTCGTCTTGCGAACGCGCACTTCCCACTGCGCTGTGCCACCGGGAAGAAACCGACCAGAAACACGAACCGCAGACGTATCGGCTGCGCTCACTGTGATCAGGCCGGGGGTCTCAAAGCCCGTTTCCGCGCTCAACCATGTTGGCGAAGAAAAGTTCACCGTGCCGACTTGCCGGTACTGAACTTCAAACGTAACAGAGATGGAATCTCGGCCACCGCTGTCATTGAAGTAGGCAAGACCGGAGGGAAGCGAGAGATCAAGGATGATCTCGTTGGTGTTGGTGTCAGTGGTGCGCGTGCTCCAGTTCGCAGCACTTTCGGTCGGCTTCTCCAAGAGCACAGAGAACTGTTGCTCAGTCACCGTTTGGGTGAACTTGGTGAGCGGCGCGTCGGTATCCCAGCCCTCGCGAACCTCGTACTCCACGCCTTCATAAGCCGTGATCGGCGTTTCGCCGATGCGGATATCAGTGATTCGTACAGGCCCCCAGCCCACTACCAGAGCGATGCGAAGGTACTCGTCGTTGCCCTGCGTCTCGGAGTAGGGGCGAGCGGCCATGAGCGGATACATGCGGCGCTTGCCGAACACTCGCGGGATCGTGGCATAAGGCTCGAAGCGGTTCTGCGTGCCGGTGAGTTGATACCGAGGCGAACCCATGCTGCCAAATTCTGGGCTTGTGGGCAGTTGGGGCGGGATCAGCGCGTTCAACGCCATGTTGCCAAGCATGTTCACGCCGACCGTGATCGTGGCTGCAACCACTTGACCCGTCGTGGTGAGCACCGTGGCCCCCGCTGCATTCAGCGTCGTGAAGCCCATCTCGGCTGCGTAGTATTGCCCTGTCGCAACCGCTGCAACCGCAATCGCGATCGACAACACGGTGCGGAGCATCTTGTTGCCGCCACCGCCGTGAGCCATCACGCGCACGTACACCGTGCGGCCTTCCTTGGGCTTTACCCGGCCCCAATACTCGGCAGGCACCTCGTAGTCATCGACCCACACGCGCACGTACTGCTGCACCACCAAGGGCAACTCGAGCGCCTCAAGAATCTCGCGGATGTTGCGGCCTTGAGGCGTGATGCCGGTGGAGTAGGCGCTCGAGAATGCGTGGGGCTGGCAAACGACCGGCAGGCCCCCAGAGGGAGCCTTGGTTGTGATCAGGTCGGTCGTTTGCTGCATGTCAGGCCAAGTATCGGTAGAAGCCAAGAACCCGCTTTTCCCACTCGGGCCTGCGGTACTGCTCGAGGCAGGCATCGGCACCTTCGTGGGCGTGAATCATCACGCCGGGTTCCACCACCATGCCCACGTGAAGTGGGTGGCCTCTCATTCTAATGAGTACCCCGTCGCCGAGGCGCTCGGTGCCCGGCTCGATAGGCTCGAACATCGAGGCATAGGTCGCGGCACCGGGGCCTACTTCATCGGCCTTGCCGCCGTGCTGCCAGCGCTTGCCGCTGTACTCGGGCAACGGAGTGCCCAACTGCTCTTCGTAGATCAGGGCCAGAAGGCCCCAGCAATCGCACCCGTCCCTGTCGCGACCGTTCTCCCGGTACGGGATGCCGATGTACTCGTTCAACCAAACCGGGATCATCAGAACATCCCCGGGAAGCGGTTAGGCGTCATCGTGAGCGTGACCGGCTCGGTGTAGATCGAATCGAAGGTGAGGTCTCCCGTTACCGTGCCAACATCGTATTGGGCGTTTCTCAGTGTCATGTTTGTGAACGCCACTTCCACGTTGTCCGGTGCCGAGGCCAGAATCACCTCGACCGTCACCGTGGGCGGTGCGCTGATCGAGCGAATCGTTTGAACTACCCGGCGATCCACGTTGTCGATCCGAAGCGATGCCTTTGGAGGTTGATCGGGGTCTTCCCCGGGCAACTCGATCTCGAAGGGGAACGCCAAGTACGTGTTGCTGCGGCTTGTCACGTTCTCGTTGTTGTTCACCAGCCTGATCGGCGTTCCAATCGTCGGGTGCGAGATCGTGAGCAACACCAGCCAAACCTCGCTTGTGGCCTGTGCGTTGATCGACGCGAGCGCGGTGTTCGAAAGCGTGCGTGGCATCAGACCGTCTCCATCACAAAACTCACGATCGAGTCAGAGCCGCCGATGCTGGTGAAGGAGGGGGCGGGCTTGCGGAAACGAAAGCTGGTGCTGGCTCGAGTGAGCGGGTGCACCCAATCGAAGGGCAGGGAGCCGCCCAAGAGCGTGTCCTGCCAGAACCCTTCGAACGTGGCCTTCTGCGTGGTCGTGAGGCGCATTTGCACGCTGAACGTGCGAATCTGCTTTGTGTAGCGGCGGCGAATCTTGGGCGAACCCACATCGACCGGGCTTTCCATCGTTTGATCGTTCAACTTCTCTGAGTAGCCTTGCTCAAAGACGTAAGCCGGGAGCGTGCCGGGCCATGTTGCGTTTGCCATTTACTTCCTCGCGATCTGTCGGCTTGCGCCAAAATTGGTCTGCATGGTGCGATCGAACTCGCCCGCACCCATCGACCGGCGAATCTCGTCGCGCACCATGATCTGAATCTGGCGAAGCCCGCCCGGGCCGGTCATGCTGGATGCCTCCACCGGGGCGCTGTCCTTGCCGGAGCGCATGTCGTTCACGATGATCTGCACATCGCCACCACCACCGCCACCGGACACGCCCAGCTTGCCGTCCGGGCCACGGCGCAGCGGCATCACGGCCTCGGGGCCAGCTTCGCCCATCACGCCCAATGCGCCGCCATTCGCGAACCGGAAGAGCGTCGGGCTGTCGTACAGGCCATTGGTGAACGTGCCGCCGTTGGCGAAGGCTTTAATGCCGCCTGAACCGAAGGCCATGCCGTTGGCGGCAAAGGTTGGCCCGACCGGCACGGAGCCAGCGTCGATGAAGCCGCCACCACCTGAGCCACCGCCAACACCCCCGCCACCCATGCCGAGGAACTGCGTGATGCCAGCCTTTGCAGCGTTCGCGGCCAACGCGACCAGCGGCTTGATAGCGATCTCGTAGGTCATCTCGGCACCGGCACGCACGGCCATGTCGCCAATTGAGCCGAAGAACTCCTTGGCGCTGAACTCGCCGGTCTTGAAGGCCTTGACCCATGAATCCGCGAAGCTGCTCTTCACCGTGGAAGCCACGCTGTCGATCGAGCCGTGGATTGATTCAACGAGAGCACGTTGCTTGTCGTAGGCGATGTTCTGGCGTGCCAGTTGCTCGGTAAGCGCGATCTGGGTGTCGTACTGCGCTTGGCCCGCCTGAAGGCCTTGTTGCTCGAGTTGAAGCTGCTTCTCGAGGATGGCCGTCTGCACGCGCAGTTCATCGGGCGGCAGGCCGATCAACCCACCACGGCGCTGTCCGCTTGTGATCTGGCGTTGCAGGCCACGGGTTTCGTTGGCGCGGTCGGCATTGAAC